AGAAGATTCAAAGAAATATCTGAAATTGTTATGCCTCAAGTTAAAGACGATTTAAGTGGATTAGATAAAAATTCATTTGTTAAGAAACATGGACTTTCAAAATCTGCTGCTAAACAAAAATTGACCTCAGAAGCAAAAGAAAAGACAGAGTATGATTACGAAGGTGATATGGCTCGTGGCCAATTACAAAGCGTAATTAACAATGCTCAAAGAGTTCATGATATGTTGGAAGATAATGATAATCTTCCTGAGTGGGTTCAATCTAAAATTACACTAGCTGAAGATTATATTTCAACAGTTGCCAATTATATGATGAGTGAAATAGATGAAGAAGTCATGCAAGAAGAAGATGCATATGATAAAGATGTTAAACCTTCTAACAAACCGCACAATAAAGAAGCAGCTGCAAAACGTGCTAGAGATGCAGCCTTAGCAGCAAGAAAGAAAATGACTCAAGAAGAAGTTGAATCTATTGATGAGTTGTCTAATAACTTATTGGGTCGTTACAAGACTGCCGCTGGTGCCGATGCAAGTAAGGCTGATAAAGCTGGTGACTATGACAAAGGCAACAAGCGTTTTAGTGGTATTATGAGAGCAACTAAGAAACAATTTTCTAATGATATGAAAAAAGAAGAAGTGATGCAAGAAGGTCGCCCATCACAACGACATCCTTTAGAAGGTCATGAGTATCACAAAAAGTCTAATGATGCATTGATTCATATTGCTAAAGATGCACATGCTGCCGCTGAAGCAATGAAGTCACACAATACTACTGCTGAAAACAAATATCGTGACCAAGCAAATGATTCTGCAACAGTAAGACACTTCCGCAAAACAAGTGGAATGCCTGACTGGTACAAAAAGAAGTATGGTCATGTCAAAGAAGGAGTTGTAAACGAAGTTATGGATGAACCAAACTACAAAAACTCTATTCAAGCTCGTCAAAAGAAAGCTGATGATGCTAACAAACCACCATTTGATGGTCCTTACAAGAAGGCTAAAGGTGATGTAAAAGATAAATCTGGTGCTGTACACACAGCACAATCAATGGCAAAAGATGCAGCTCATAGAGGTATGCAAATGGCCGTGAAGAAAAAAGGTATCAAAGAATCGAAACAAGCTTCTATTGTTCGTGATGCAGTTAAATCTGCCAAAGACAAGAAAAAAGCTGCATCAGAAGACAAATTTCAGGCAGATCCTGAGTTGTCGAATTCGATAACAAGAAATGTATGATAGTGATTGAAGCATAAATATAATATCAAACCGGATATAAAACAAGGAGAAAAATATGTCTTTATGGACAAATACTGATGCATCGAATGGTGCACCAAAGTTTGCGGGAACTGGAGGTTTAGGCCTTTCTGCAAACACACAAGGAACGCTTTATGCTAACACAAAAGCGAGTTTTCATGTACCAGGCGCAGCCGTAGGTATTTTTGGAGTTGACCCAACAGAAGATGGTATTCTTGGTTCTGAGGGTAGATTCACAACTCACGCAGGTTGGGTACTGAGAAAAGCAGGCATGGGTCCAATCGTATCCATTACTGCAAATACTGGCGCTGTTGGTGCTAACGGCACAATCATCTTCACAGGTGGTAACAAAGGCCTTAGCAATATTGCTGCTCGTCAAACTGGTGGTGTTACAAATCCATTAGTAGAAGCAAGAGCAAACGTAGCTGTTAATTCAGCTGGATACATTACTTCAATTGTAATTGATAATCCTGGATTCTATGCGAATACTCCAGCTATTGCGTATAATGCTTCTGTAGGTAACGGATCGTTCACTATTGTTATGGGTGGTCGTGCAAATCGTGTTCAAACAGAAACATTGGTTGCTATGGGCTCTATGGTTGGTGATGGATCTGACGATATCATCTATGCAGATAGTTGATGCGATTCAGTCAATATTTAAATGAGTTGGCCAATGCAGAAATGCATTACAGTCAACCTATTGTTACTAAAGAGATACCATTCGATGAGATTGGTACTAATCAGTCACAAACTGAAATTAACAATCGTTTAGATAGAGACTTAAATGATGTTCTTTTATCTCCAGAATCCGGTTTACAACGTATTCGTAAAGTGTTGAGTGCATATGGTTATGATATGCCAGCACTTTACGATGCTGATCCTGAGGGGGATGAAGTTATATTAGATTTAGAAGACGATTTGGGTGTTTACATAATTTACTATCTAACCGATGACGATAACTATGAGTTTTATGCTGAAGTAGGCAAAGAAAGCCGTATGGAAGAACTTTTATCGGACGGAGAAGACAAAGAAGAAGAATAATAAATGTCCTTTGATGATTTGACAAATGATAATATTATGATGTATGCAATTAAGGCTTATGATAGACCTGATTGTATTATGAGTGAATTTAAAGACGATATGAAACGATTTAATTATCTGAAAAGACTATTTCGTAGATATCGCAAACTGAATGAACTTAGAGAACAATTGGTGTTAAATCATCTGGTTGTTCTCTATAATGTTTTTGGACCAGAGGTAACTTCAAGAATGTTATTCTTTAAAGTGTCTAAAGATGATTTTCCAGCATTAAAGACATATTTGTTGTTTTTGAGTTGTATGCCTGATGTAGTTAAAGGAATTAAAGGCCATGACATATTATCTTCAGAGATACCAATCGACACTAAAATTGCAGAAGTACTAAGACAAAAATGATTACAATTAGTGGTTCTCCCTCTATTAGCAGTGGCGGCTCAATATCATTTAATGGTAGTAGTCAATATCTAGCACTTGCATCAAATGCGGCCTTTGCATTTGGCACTGGTGATTTTACGATAGAAACTTGGATATATCCAAATAATCTTTCTGGTCGTTTGTGGTTTTTTGATTCTAATACTGATAATGTAGACCTTAATGGTAATGGTGGCATTTTTTATTTTGGTTCAGGTGGTATATACAGTAGTGCAACCAATACAGTAATAACGGTGGGTGCTTGGCATCACATAGCATTAGTAAGAGCAAGTGGAACTGTAACGCTTTATGTGAATGGTTCTTCTGTAATGTCTCAAAATGGCATTGGATATAATAGTGTATCAAATAGAGCAATGGAAATTGCATATAGTTCTTCTCAAGGCAATGGTTATTTTAATGGCCTAATGACTAATTTTAGAGTTGTTAAAGGCACGGCAGTATATACATCTGCGTTTACTGCGCCAACAAATCCATTAACTGCTATTACAAATACACAGCTACTATTGAGTGTAACAAGTAGTGGAACTCTTGTTACAGATAGTAGCACAAACAATTTAACAGTAACAAACGCCGGTTTAGCAACATATAGTAGCACAACGCCAATTGTTTCTTCTGCTGGTGGTGGAATAAAAATCACTGGTGGTATGATTATAGTTTAATTAAAAGGTCTATATGACAAACGAATTTAAAAAAGAATGTGGTGTAGGTCAGTATTGGTGTACAACCGATAAGGTCTGCAAACCTATACAAGAAGATGCACCAGTTAACGCAGTTGGTGGTGGTCAAATCGCAGGTATTGGTGTTGGACCTAAGGGTGAACCTGGTGTCAACAGAAAGAAGAAAACAGCTTCTTTCATCTCTTTTATAAAGAGAAAAGCTAATGTGGCTTCTTAATTGGTTACCTAACTGGATATTCTATGCTATAGGATTAGTAGGTTTGATTGGTCTATTTTCGACCTATCTACTGAGATTCATACCAATCCCAGCAATCTATATGTACAAGACACCAATTCAACTGGTGTCTGTTCTTTTAATTGCGTTCGCCACATACATGTCAGGTGGTATTGCAAACGAAGAAAAGTGGAATGCAAGAGTAAAAGAAGTTGAGGCTAAAGTTGCTGCGGCTGAAGTCGAATCAGCTAAGCAGAATGTAAAAATTGTAGAAAAAGTTGTTAAGAAAACTGAATATATAACTAGGAAAGGTAACGATGTAATTCAGTATGTTGATCGTGAAATCGTTAAGTATGATAGTTCATGTGTAATACCAAAAGAGTTTGTTAAGGCGCACAATGATGCCACGGAGTTGAACAAATGAAATATCTTACATGCGTTTTGCTTATTCTGATATCAGGATGTTCAACTGTTGTTCCTGTAACAGCTAAGTTCCCTGAAGTGCCAACAAAGTTGCAGGCTAAATGCCCACAACTAGAAAAACTGAAAGATGAAGTAAAGTTAAGTGAAGTATCTAAAACAATCACAATGAACTATTCAACGTACTATGAATGTGCTGTAAAAGTAGATTCTTGGAATGAATGGTATCAAGTTAACAAATTAATATTTGAAGGAATAAAGTAATGGAACTAACAATAGAACAACTAAAACAATTACTGCCAAAGAATCCATATGTAGGCCATTGGCATGATGCATTGTCTAAACTGTTGCCAGACTATGAAATCAATACACCAAAACGTATTGCAGCCTTCATTGCACAATGTTCACATGAGTCTGGTGGATTCACCGCACTCAAAGAGAATCTAAATTACAAACCCGCAACTCTGCGTAAGTTGTTCTCTAAGTATTTTCCAACTGATGCACTTGCAGAAGAATACTGTGCGAAACCAAACAAACAAGAAGCGATTGCAAACAGAGTCTATGCATCACGCATGGGTAATGGCGATGAGGCCTCTGGTGATGGTTATAAATATTGCGGTCGTGGTTTAATTCAATTGACTGGCAAATCAAACTATATTGCATTTGCTGATTCTTTAGAAATATCACCAGAAGAAGCATCTGAGTATCTCGCAACTTTTGAAGGTGCGGCACAATCTGCATGTTGGTTTTGGGAATCAAACAATCTAAACCAGTGGGCAGATAAGGGTGACATTCTCACACTTACAAAACGAATCAATGGCGGTACCATCGGACTTGAGGACCGCATCAAACATTATGAACACGCTTTACATGTTTTAGGAGCATAATGTGAATGATAAACACCTTTTCTACGCAGCTATTTGTTTGATTGTTTTACCACTCACACTAGGCTTTTTTGGTGGCGATAAGTTTCGTTACCCATGTCAAGACTCAGCAAACTGGGAAAAAGATTTTTGTAAGTTTCCGATCTGTGATGTAACAAGAACTTGTCCAGAACATATCTTTAAAGGTCAAAGAGACCCAAGACTTGGACCACCAAAGCCTGAAACACAACAATCATCAGTTTTACCTGCACCAACACAATGTATCACACCAACACAAGGAGTTAACTGTGCAAAATAATAACATAATGTACACAGAAGAGCAATTAATGGCTCGTCTGAAATTCTTCATCGGTATTTGTTTGGCATTAACATTGACAGGTATTGTCTTTGTTGTGTTGTATTCAATTATCTTTGTTACTCAACCATTAAATGCAATCTCTCCAATCGATCAGAAATTCTTTGAGTTGATTATTCCTATTGCAACATTCTTGACTGGTACATTATCAGGCATTATGTTAGCAGGCAACGATAAAAATTTAAGAGAAAAAGCACTAGATGCAGCCAACAAACCAACACCAGTGTCGCCTGCACCAACAACTCCTTCATCAGGTTCAAACTTTTCATCAGGTTTTCCCTCAACACCTAACTTTTCTGCATCAACAACAGGTGGATTCGGTGCGAGTTTTGATTCAGCACAAACACCGTTTGCAGGTTTTGGTGGCAAGTTAGCACCACCACCTGCATCACAACCATTACTCTAAGAAAAACTATGTCATCTAATCAAAAACTCACAGAAGCTGTAGCAGAAGTCATTGAAAGTGAAATGACTGGTAAGAAGTGGTACTACAGTAAAACCTTTTGGGTTAATATCATTGCAGCTGTATCTATTATTGTTCAGTCTAGTTATGGATTGATATTACCTGTAGAGTATCAAATGATCGCCCTTAGTTTAGTTAACATGGGTCTTCGTAAAATATCTTCTAGCGCAGTAACTTGGTAAAAAAAGGAACAAATATGAAAAACCTTGCATGGAAATTGCTCTTACCCTTAGTTGTTTGTTTTACTGTCGGTTCATCGACAGCTTATGCAGAGGCACAAACGAAAGAAGTGTGCCATGATAAAGCAGGTAAAGACGGCAAACCAATAACTGGTAAAGACGGCAAAGTTGTACAAGAATGTAAAAAAATCAAAGTACACAAAAAACTAGAAGGCACAGAAGTTCCTGTGAAGAAATAAATGGCGACTACGACAGAACGACTTGGTATTGTTGAAACTAAGGTACAAAACTTAGATGAGAAAATTGATGATCTTAAAATAGATGTTAAAGATATGCATGATTGCCTTGATAAAACGAGGGAAAGCTTGACAGATAAGTTGAATACGATGTATGATGCTTCTTGTAACCAACATAAATCTTTAGCTGAAGAAATTAATGCATTGAAATCTCAAAGAGACAAATGGTTGTGGACTGCCGCCGGTGCAATTGCCGTCATGGGTTGGGTATCTGGCCATGCGGAAACATTGATAAAATTCATTAGTTAGCCTTGACAATGACTGAGAGGTGTGTTACAATATGAGACTATGTTACACACCGACTCAAAATACATCAAACTGGTTTCTTCTCGCTTGCGTAACTTCAAGCAGAAGGATGCCTATCTTTGGAACTTTTCCTGTCCCATCTGTGGCGACAGTCAAAAGAATAAATTAAAAGCCCGTGGTTATGTCTTCAAAAAAGGCAATGATCTATTCTATCGTTGCCATAACTGTGGCATAGGAACTAGTCTTGCCAATCTCCTTAAAAACCTCGATACCGCATTACACAGCGAGTATGTTCTTGAACGATACAAAACGGGTGAATCCGGTGTTAAGAACTATTCCAACGAGGCGATTTCCGTACCATCCCCCAAGTTTGGAAGATTACAGAAGTCTAAAGTCTTCGAACACGCTGAATGGATCAATAAATTACCATCTGAGCATTTCTGCTTAATATATGCGTCAAAAAGACTGATTCCGACTCAGTTTTACGATAAATTACTGTTTACCAGTCATTATAAACAGTTTATTACGACACTAGTTCCAGATCACGGAAAACAGCTGCTGGATGACGCTAGGCTTGTAATACCGTTCTATAACGTGTATAATGAACTTATCGCTGTATCTGGCAGAGCTTTAGAGACTAGTGATAAAACTCTACGATATGTAACAATCCGTGTCAAAGAAAGTGATGACAAACTTATCTATGGGTTAGATAGAGTTGATTTGAATAAACCCGTAAAGATTGTAGAAGGTCCAATCGATTCTATGTTCTTGAGCAATTGTGTCGCCTCTGGTGATGCTAACTTGACTATAGTGGCAAAAGATATAGATTGTGCTAAAAAAATATTGATATTTGACAATGAACCACGAAATAAAGAAATCGTGAAGATGATGCAAGATGCAATCAAATCAGGGCATAATATTGTTATTTGGCCTGATACGATTAAATCTAAAGATATTAATGAGATGGTAATGAGTGGCATTTCTGTGGATGAAATTGAAAGTATTATAAGTAGGAACACCTTTACAGGTCTTGAGGCGCAAGCCAAATTTGTTTTTTGGAAGAAAATATAACATGAAAATTGAGTTGATTAGTTATTCACAGCCTGAGAGTTATTTTGCTGAGAATATGACAGAGTTAGTTGCTTTCTGTGCAAGGGTATCAAACCCAAGCAATCAAACTAACAAAGATACAAGTGAGAAGTTGATTCGTTATTTGGTTAAAAACCAACACTGGTCACCACTAGAAATGGTGAGTATGTGTTTAGAAATTGAAACTACAAGAGATATTGCGAGACAAATATTGAGACACAGGTCGTTTTCATTTCAAGAATTTAGTCAAAGATATGCTGATCCCACAGCCGAACTTGATGAAGCCTTTGTACTAAGAGAAGCTAGATTTCAAGATACAAAGAATAGACAAAACTCTGTAGAATTGGATATGTCTGATGAAAAGCAACGTCTACTTGCTTTTGATTGGGAACGTGCTCAAAAACGTGTACTATTCTCTGTCAAACAAGAATATAAATGGGCTATTGCTAATGGTATTGCGAAAGAACAGGCAAGGGCTGTATTACCAGAAGGTCTTACAGTCTCACGTTTGTACATGAATGGAACTCTCCGTTCATGGATACATTATATCTCCCTTCGCTCAGCGAACGGCACACAAAAAGAACACAGAGACATAGCACTTAAATGTGCAGAAGTTATTGCCAAAGTATTTCCTATGGCAAAAGAATTCACAGAACAATAATAATTGGAGTAAAGATGGACGATATCGTTAACGGTATAAGGGTAGACTATTCTCGGGATAATCTCTTTGATGAATTAGGATTAAAAAGACTTAAAGAAAGTTACATGAAAGAAGATGAAGAATCACCACAACAAAGATTTGCACATGTTTCAAGCTCGTTTGGTTCCAATTCGGAACATGCACAGCGATTATATGAATACAGCAGTAAACATTGGTTGTCTTATTCTACTCCCATTCTTTCTTTTGGTCGCAGTAAACGTGGTTTGCCTATATCATGCTTCTTACCTTATCTCCACGATAGCGCAGAAGGTCTTGTCGATTGTCTTGCAGAAGTAAATTGGTTGTCCATGTTGGGCGGAGGAGTAGGAATTGGAATCGGAATACGTTCATCAGATGATAAGAGCGTTGGGGTTATGCCTCATCTTCGCACTTATGACGCTAGTAGTTTGGCATACAGACAGGGGCGGACAAGGAGGGGGTCTTATGCTGCTTATCTTGATATCTCTCATCCCGATATTCTTATCTTTTTAGAGATGAGAAAACCAACAGGCGACCCTAACATGCGTTGCCTGAATCTACATCACGGTATCAATATCACAGATGATTTCATGCGTTTGATTGAAAAGGCCATGATTGATCCAACATCTAATGATGATTGGGAGTTAAAAGACCCACACAATGGTGAGGTGCGTGAAGTTGTATCTGCAAGAGACTTGTGGCAACGTGTGCTTGAAATGCGTATGCAAACAGGTGAACCATATATACATTTTATTGATGCGAGTAATCGTGCATTGCCTGAGTTTCAAAAGAAATTAGGTCTGAGTATTAAACAAAGTAATCTGTGTAGTGAAATTATTTTACCAACAGATAAAGATAGAACAGCGGTGTGCTGTTTGTCTTCTGTTAATTTGGAGTACTATGATGACTGGAAATCAGATCCTTTATTTCTTTCTGATATCGCTGAAATGCTTGACAATGTTCTTCAGTATTTTATTGATAATGCGCCTGCCGCCGTTAAACGTGCAAGGTATAGTGCCAGTCGTGAGCGCTCTATTGGTATCGGCGCTTTGGGTTGGCATGCTTATCTACAACGAAATAACATCCCGTGGGAATCAGCATTAGCCACTGGTGCTAATCTAAAGATATTCAAACACATTAGGAGTAAACTAGATGAAGCGAATATTCAGCTTGGCTCGCAAAGAGGTGAATGTCCTGATGCTACTGGCACTGGCCTGCGTTTCAGTCATCTTATGGCTATTGCTCCAAATGCTTCTAGCTCTATCATTATGGGAAATACTTCTCCTAGTATTGAGCCTTATCGGGCTAATGCGTATAGGCAAGACACTCTTTCGGGGTCATCTTTAAATAAGAATAAGTTTTTAGATAAATTTATTAAAGAGGCGTGTGATGCAAACAAAAAACTCGACTATCAAGAAATCTGGTCAAGTATTATTGCAAATGACGGATCCGTACAACACTTGGAATTTCTTGACGAGTGGACCAAAGACGTATTCAAAACGAGTATGGAGATTGACCAACGATGGATTGTGGATCACGCAGCTCACAGACAGAATTACATTGACCAAGCACAATCCCTTAACCTGTTCTTTAGACCAGACGTTAATGTGAAATACCTACATGCCGTGCATTTTCAGGCATGGAAACAAGGCCTAAAAACCCTGTACTACTGCCGTTCTGAGAAGATTGGTAAGGCAGATAAAGTATCTAAAAAGATTCAACGTGAAATCATTGAAGAAATTGATTTAAAAGCGTTGGCAACAGAGGAAGTTTGTTTAGCCTGCGAGGGATAAAAGATGGCATATTCACAACAAGTAATCGATCACTATGAAAACCCACGAAATGTGGGCAGTTTTAGTAAAGATGAAAAAGATATTGGCACAGGCATGGTGGGTGCACCAGCTTGTGGTGATGTGATGAAATTACAAATTAAAGTCAAAGATGGAATCATTATAGATGCTAAATTCAAAACATATGGATGTGGTTCTGCAATTGCTTCTAGTTCATTAGTTACAGAATGGGTCAAGGGTAAAACCCTTAATGAGGCCTCAACAATTAATAACTCAGAAATTGCTTCTGAGTTAGCATTACCACCAGTTAAGATACATTGTAGTATTCTAGCAGAAGATGCTATCAAAGCAGCCGTAAATGATTACCGTAACCGACATAGCCAATAATAAAATTAAACAACTTCTAACTAAACGTGGCCAGGGTGTTGGCATACGATTAGGTGTGAGAACTACTGGTTGTAGTGGTTTAGCCTATACGATAGAATATGTCGATAAGTATGATGTTGAGGAAGGTGTGATTAACTATGCACAAAAAGATTTTGTGATATTAGTAGATTTAAAAAGTGATGTGTATCTTAGAGGTCTCACAATGGATTGGGTTCGTAATGGGCTCAATGAAGGATTTGATTTTAAAAACCCAAATGAACGTGACCGTTGCGGTTGCGGAGAAAGTTTCAGAATATGATAACAATAACAGAATCAGCAAAAACAAAAATATTGGATCTTTTTGCAGAAGAAGGCAACCCCGATTTAAAATTAAGAACCTTTGTACAGGGTGGAGGTTGTAGTGGAATGACTTATGGATTTACTTTTGATGAAATAAAGAATGAAGATGATTTTGAAATGGAATTGGGAAATACTGGAATATTGATTGATGCAATGAGTATGCAGTATCTACAAGGCGCAAGCGTAGATTATAAAGATGATCTACAAGGTTCACAGTTTGTTATTAGCAATCCAAATGCTCAATCAACTTGTGGTTGTGGTAGTAGTTTTTCTGTCTAAATGAAAACTATTGCTCTGTTTGTAAACGATCCGAAGTGTTCGGTACAATCTAGTAATGGGATCATCAAAGCACTTGATGGTCATTATCATTTCAAATTATTTTCAAAGAATGAGATAGAAGATGGCTTTTTTAACAATGTTGATGCTGTGGTTGTGCCTGGCGGTTTTGGTGATGCGGACTCTTACGATAGTCTTTTCAAGTACAATGGAAGAGCGGTCAAGAAATATATCAAATCTGGCGGTCGCTATCTTGGCATTTGTATGGGCGCTTATTGGGCTTCATCATTATATCTCAACATCTTAGATAATGTAGAAGCTGTTCAGTATCTAAAAAGACCTGATACTGATACAAGACGGCCGCATGCTAAGAATATAAACATAACATGGCGTGGTGAACCCATGAATATGTTTTGGTATGATGGGTGCGCTTTGATTGGTGATGGTAAAAAAGAGGTCGTTGCAACATACAGTAATGGTGATGCGATGGCTATCATACAAAATAGAATAGGTCTAATAGGCTGTCATCCAGAGAGTGAACAATTCTGGTATGATAGTTATAGTTGGATGAAAGGCAAGTATCATAACGGTACGCATCACAAACTATTATTAGATTTTGTAAATGAATTAATGGAAAAATAAATGGCGCACATCGTAGCAAATCTACCACCAGTAAAGTGTTTCATTCGTAAAGAATTTCTTTATGACTTTAAAAAGGGTTTCGGTGAACTTGAACCTTGTTGGTGGGTGAGTATTAAGTCTTTGCGAGGCCAAGCGTTTCGAATTGAAGCATATCTAAACAACTATGGTGCATTGTATGATAAATTACCATTACATGCATTTTGTTGGAAACCTGTTGAGAATGAATTACCATTAGATTATCTACAGTTGTGGGATTGCTTATCATATGACATAACAGTTATAAAGAAAGCACAGTTACAATCAATGAAGTGTAAGTTTAAATTAAAGAATGGAAATTGGCAATATGGTGTTTATATGTTTACAGTTGATTCTGCTCATCCTGATTTTAACGTACTTGATACAGGGTTTTCTGAAGATATCGAAGACCACAAGTCTTATAATTTCATTATGTGTGATAATGGGCAGTTTGCTGCTCAGCCAAATAATAGATTGATTGTGTTTGAACCAAGTAGTAATCCAAAAGAATTGAAGATGCCAGATTTTCAAGTCGCAACAAAGAAATGGTCCGTAGAAGCAGATTTAAAATGGGCATTGGGTGATACAAATACAGTTATGTACGAATAACATAAACAAAAAAAGAGAGTAAATGAAAACTAAATCAAAATTAACAGACAGCAGAGATGCATTTAAACCATTCAACTATCCATGGGCATATGATGCCTGGTTGAAGCATGAACAAAGTCATTGGTTACACACAGAAGTACCGATGGCTGAAGATGTGAAAGACTGGAAGAATAAACTAACTAATGAAGAAAAACAATTTCTCACAAACATATTTCGATTCTTTACTCAAGGCGATATCGATGTTGCCGGTGGTTATGTTAACAATTATCTTCCTTATTTTCCTCAGCCTGAGATACGGATGATGTTAATGGGCTTTGCAGCTCGTGAAGCATTACACATTGCAGCCTATTCGCATTTGATTGAGACATTAGGTTTACCTGATACAACATACAATCAATTCATGGAATATCAGGCAATGAGAGATAAACATGATTATGTTATGGATTTGTCTGCACAGAATACAACCAAAGAGAATACTGCCACACACATTGCTGTGTTCTCGGCATTCACAGAAGGTATGCAGTTGTTTAGTTCATTCATTATGTTGTTGAATTTCCCACGCACAGGTAAAATGAAGGGCATGGGTCAAATCGTTACATGGTCTATTGTTGATGAGACAATGCACGCTGAGAACATGATTAAGTTATTCAGAACATACATAGAAGAAAACAAAGAGATTTGGAATGATGACTTAAAATCTCGCATATATACTATCGCAGAGAAAATGGTTGAGTTAGAAGATAAATTTATTGACTTGGCATTTGAAATGGGTCCGATGGAAGGCCTATCAAATGAAGATGTTAAGAAATATATCAGATACATTGCTGATCGTAGATTGATTAGTCTTGGTCTAAAAGGTGTGTTTAAAGTTAAGAAAAATCCATTACCATGGGTTGAAGAAATGATTAACGCACCAACACATACTAATTTCTTTGAGAACAGAGCAACAGACTATGCCAAAGGCGCCCTATCGGGAGACTGGCATGATGTATGGGGTAAAGCCGCATGAAGAAAATTCTAATTTTATCGCTGATGTTGATTTCAGTATCAGCGTCAGCACAGCATCATCATGGTTATTGGCGCCATGGCCATGGTGGTGGCAATCCATGGTTTTGGGTTGCACCAACTGTAATAGGTGGTGTAGTCGGCTATGAGATTGCAAGACAACAGCAACCTGTGGTAATACAACAAATACCAACATGTGCGTCACCTGGAATACGTTGTAGTTATGAGATACAACAGCCAGTTCAGGTGCAACCAATTTGTTCAATATGGACTGAAGTGCAGAATCCTGATGGAACAATAACTAGAACAAGAACCTGCACACAATAAGAAAGATAATATGAAGAAGTTTTTGATATTACTAGCACTATTCAGTAGTGCTGCTTTTGCTTGGGATCAACGGGCACCCAATCCAGTAGATGCATGTAAAGTGCATAGTCCATATGGTTTTGCAGCCGTAAAAAGACCAGTACAACCAATCTGCCGTGAGGCTTATTTGGTGGCCTATGATGCACCAGTTAAGATTCCAGCATACGTTGCATATACATTAGAACCCGCAAAAGCAATTGGTTGCTTTCCACGCACTAATGCATTTGTTGCGGATCAATCATTAGGTGGCACAGGTGCAAGACCAGATGATTATGCTGGTACAGGATACGATAAGGGTCATGCGGCACCAGATGGTGATTTATCATGGTCACAACAAGTGGAGTACGAATCTTTTTTAATGACAAACATGTATCCCCAAGCCGGATCTTTAAATCGGGGAATATGGAAATTACTAGAAACATCAGTAAGGGGCTGGGTAGTGCAACTCAACCAACCTTTTACTATATACGTTGGCGCATTCTATGGCGCTGGTGATAAAACAATAGGTAACGGTGTTTTGGTGCCACATGGATATTATAAAATTGTAATTAATAACACCACGCACGAAGTTGCTGGTTGGAAGTTTCCACACAACCCACCATATCCTAATTTAGGCAATAACCTTCAAACATACAGATTACCAATTTCTGCAATACAACAAGAAGCTAACATTAAGTTTGCTTTCCCTGTAAACGCAAAAGAGATTGATCCTGGAAAAGAATGGCCTGTGGATTATGGTAAATTAACTAACGCAAAACGTGCCAAGTGTGGCGCCAATGCATCCGAATAATGGCCACAATACATCACATATGTGAAGACTGTAACTCAGAATTCACAATCAAATACGATCCAGATATCTGCGATAGCGATCCATTACATTGCCCATTCTGCTCAGCATACATACTTGAATCAGAGGAGTATGATGATGAGGATGAATAGTGTGGCATTATAATGGTGTTGAATTCACAGAAGATTTAATAGATAAATCATTTGGGTTTGTATACTGTATCACAAACCTAACTAATGGCCGTAAGTATATTGGTAAGAAACTATTTACCAAATCAGGCCGTAAGCAAACCAAAGGTAAGATTAAGAAAGTCCGTGTAACATCGGACTGGCTTGATTACTATGGGTCAAACAAAGAACTACAGGAAGATGTAGTGAAGAACGGTGCAGATACATTTCACCGTGAGATACTTTACCTATGTGCCACTAGGTCTGAATGCTCGTATAGAGAAACACTAGAGATATTCAACAGAGGTGCCTTGTTGACTGAGGATTATTACAATTCATGGGTCACCTGTAAGATACACAAGGCACATGTTTTAGGCAAGTTTTAAAGTGTACCCTCTAAATTGTTGCATTGCAGTATAAATGTGTATAAATACATTAGTAGAAACACTATTATCGTTTCTACTCATTCAAACACAATTTGGAGTCAACATGTTAAAGTTCTTACAAAGGATTTTCTATATTAAACAGCAATCACGGTTGGAACAATATCTTTCAACTAAGTCTATCACCGATACTGGTCAACTAGAACAGTACATGCGTGAATATGATAGACAAGCAGAAAGAGGATACATATGAAAATCGTTTTAATTAAAATTTATAAAGCATTTGAAGCTCTTGGTAGTTTTACTAAGGAATACCGAGAGTTCAAGTACGGTGCATATCGCACCGGCAAATAACCTATCGTCTAAAGGAGATAAACCATGGCCAATTCTATTTTCACACCATTATACTTTGCAAACTATTTTGTAGATCAAGTACAAGATGCAAAGAACAAAGTTGTTGATACATTTGTATTCGATGACAAAATCAAATCATCTATCAAAGATTTCGTTGAAGCACAACGCACTTTCACAAAACAAGTGAATCGTTCTACTAATGAAGTTGCTGAACTAACAGCAGTTGCATTTAAAGACACACTAGAGAAAACTGCTAAAACTGTCAAATCACTATAACGGTGAACTTGCTTAGATAAAAGCATTCAAAGCATACATATCCTTAGAGTAGGTTTAAGGGTATATGCAAAAGAACAAAATACTTCCGTCGGCTAATTATATCAAACATGCAATAAAAACCATGTCGTGGCAACCAATTATAAGAAATGGTTGGATCATCAAATTCTCAGTATTTGAAGGTGGTTCAAGCATTTTACTATTGTTTGTTTCTAATCATACTGGTCACACCATAATTAGAAGCTTTACCGATGAGGACGATGCCGTTAATTTTATTAACTATGTCGTGCAATTAGACCCCGCTGAGTATATTTAAGAATCCCGCTTCGGCGGGATTTTTTATTGGTATAAGTACATTATTACCAGTATTATACTAAAAAGGGTGATATAATGATTGATATCAAGACAGCGGTTCAATCTCTCTACAAGGCGGCCAATGCCAATGTAGCGTATAAGACTTCATCATGGACAAGTGAGAAACAATTCAAACCAAACCCGATATATAAACAAAGAGAATTCAGGAAAGATCCTGAGTACCCTCAATATAAGTTTACACCATCTGAGTTGACGAAAGCGAATACAAAATGAGAATCGGATTTACATGTTCTACCTTTGACCTATTTCATGCTGGGCACATTATGATGCTTAAAGAAGCAAGAACCCAATGTGATTATCTAATTGTCGGTATGCAAACTGACCCCACCATTGATAGAGATTGGAAGAATAAGCCAATTCAGTCTGTTTTTGAAAGGTTTACCCAATTACAGGCTTGCAAATATGTTGATGAAGTGATACCATATGCTACTGAGAAAGAGTTAATCGATATACTATGTTCCTATCCAATAGATGTTCGCATCATTGGGGAAGAGTATAAAGATCAACAATTCACAGGATATGAGTTGCCAATGGCAGTATATTTTAACACAAGACGGCACAGTTTTTCAACAACAGAATTAAGAAAACGGGTGGCGGAGGCGAAGACAATATGACAAAAGAAGAATTGCAGACAGCAAAAGAGCTAGCGGATGATTTAGAGATCAATGGTCATCCAGAAACACTATGTGTGAAGGCCGCAAAGGTCATGCACAGATTGATTGAAGAAAATCAGAGAAAGTTTGCACCACCACATTGGGAGATGAAATTCAATGAGCAAGTCTGAAGATAAAGAAAAACACAGTAAGCGTTTATACAATGACGCTGTTAAGATTGATAGACAGGTGAGTATTGCCAAGGCCAATGGTCTTGTTGCGAATGAACCTCATGCGTACGGCAAGATGCATGCCATGAATTGTGGTAATCCCAATTGTGTCATGTGTGGCAACCCACGCAAGGTTTGGGGTGAGAAGACAATACAAGAGAAGAAATTTGATGAAACGATTGGGTGGACAGAATGAGTATATTAGACCGAATAGAGCAATTGCGATATGAAGCAACGGACCGTCACATGGATGGGTTCTATTGCTGGGACAAGAAGAAGCAATTGTATGAGGTATTATGGGCAGCCAAGAAAGGTTTAGCTGCCTGTAGTAATTTTGAGGGTGAGAGTGAGTGGTTATTATCTAGAGGAGAATCAAATGAGTAAACTTGCCGAACAACAAGAGATGAACAATCATTTGAATCATTTACAAAAAATGGTTGATAGTGCATTTATTAAGTTAGAAGCACTTGAATTGGAGAATATCAAACTAAAGGCCGAGAATGCTCAGTTGGTTGAGATAATCAGAGACATGGCAATGAAAGAATTAGCAAATGCTTGAAGACGATGATAATCCATTGCCCGAATGGATGAGGGCAGAGACCTATTCTAATCCGCAGTACAAGCCAAGACCTGTCAAGAGTCTTACTGAATCTATAATGGAAGCGATGAAGAAACCTCCAGTACCAATCATTATACAGGAACCAACAAATGAATGATGATAATATAACAAAATTAGTGTATGAAATAGATGATATGTTTGCCAAGTACATTGAGGCGCATCAAATTAGTCCGTTGGTGTTGAGCTCTATACTATTGGCGAGGATGATTAGAATGAATGATGCTTGCGAGAGTGGTAAAGAGTTTCGTCAGATATTATCAGAATCATACAAAAGAAAACCGCTAGAACAAGAGAGGCTGAGTTTACATTGATAGAATTTAAAGACTTACAATCAGATGATTTGAACATCCAAAAAACACTTGAAATGTTACAGGAATTAAACCCTATATTTTTGCGTATAGAAGAACTGCCGAATGATTATGAAATGGATATTGACCATGACCATTGATATGATACTTTTCATAATAATTGTGGTAAGTGTAGTAGGAATGGTGATATGGGATATGAATAAGGATGAATAAAAATGAACTGGATATTGTATATAATCTTAGGCACCAATATGCCTACATTGCTTCAAGTAAACCGCTATGCAAATGAAATTGGTTGTCGCTCGGCTATTACAGAGCTAACAAACCAAGGCGTAAGAGCGGTGTGCCTATTTAAACAAGATTCAAAATAATAATGAAATACACTATTCGTAATATACCAGGCGATTCAAGAACCAACGAGCGCTATACTGTTAATGACAATACAGAACTAGCCAATCTGATTATCTCTAATGTCCATCTGTACAGGAATCAAGAAACCATGGGTCATTCCCATGTAGACCAAGACGAAGTATATTTCTTTGTATTTGGCCAAGGATCTATGCTGATTGATGATATCACGCACCAAGTGAGTGCTGGTGACGTTGTCCTAGTACCCCATTCAAAATTCCACAAGGTATTCAATACGGGTGATACCACGTTGATATTCAATACAGTATATAATAGAAAACATTATTCATGAAACGCTGGCAAGAAAAAGAATTGTTCAAATGGGTCTATTATGACGATGAGAATGGTAAAATCATAGGTGCTGTGTATAAGATAGGCAACTCAACCGGTATATGGGGTGGGCGAGTATATTCAGATAATAACATAGAGAAACAATTAGGCCAGTATATTGATTCTGATTGGGCTCGTAGATCAGTAGAAACCTATTGGGAGATACAAGGAAGGACGCTATTAGAATGACCTATAATGAATGGATGAATGAAATAGAGAATTATTCCACAAGATATGATAGATTCCTAGAAGAATGGGATAATGGTATGTCCGTAGAGAGAATGCAAGAATGGTTAAAGGCTGCATATGATATGGGGTTGAAACATAATGTGCAATAAAGTGGGGTATTGTGGGGGCGTCCGAGTGGGTGGGAACCTATAGGAGCCATGCGGTATGCCAGGTAAAATAATAGAAAAAAACTGTGGAAATTGCGGAAATATCTTTAAAACACGCCGTGGAGTTTATTGCTCTGTGGCTTGTTCTAATGCCGCTAGAGATATATCTACTGAGACCAAAGATAAACTCCGAGTAAAATCGAGAGAATATCTGTTAACGCCCGAAGGTGTTGCTAATCGTAATCTCGCAGGACCGAATCAGATTACCATAGAAGATTTCGCAGTTGATATCCCTGAGATAAAGGACCTCAGGGATTATGATTTAGATGGTTATGCTCATGCAGAAGATTGGTGATTAGATTTGCATGGGGAAATCTTGAAGTGCCATTTTTTACATATAACGCAGTACATAGTGCCCTCTCATTAAAGACCCCAATTATAACATGTATTTGCCGTTTTGTCAAGCCGCTGGTATTGTGAACGAAAGTATTACAATCCACCCCACCCCTGTTCCTCCCCTTATTATACCACATTTTTTCTAGTTTGTCAAGCCCGTTGTTGCAGGAAAACAACAGCCAAATAGTGCTTGACTTCCCCTGTGGTTCTGTTATACTAGTGGTGTTCCAGTTAAAAAATGATATAGGAGCTGCTATGTGGAATCTTGAAGGCCAGACTGTTAGGGGTGTTTACTTTGACCAGCCCGTTGAGGGTGTTGTTACTCTGAGCCGTGTAAAATACGGTGGTGCAGTACAGCACACCGTGGATCTATTCCACTCTATTACCATGTTTGGTGAAGAGCGTACTATAGTATTACTTGACGCTTCCGAAGTGGTTTCTGTAGAATCCAACGATTGTGATGGTTTGTTTTATTGGGATGTTGCCTAAAAACAACAAACTGGAATAATGCTTGACAATTCCCGCCATTGTGTTATACTCTATCCATAGATTGAAATTTTAAAGGAAATCAGAAATGTCTAAAGGTCTCACCTCTCTCGCCATCGAATCCAAACGTGAAGAAATCGCTGCTGCCAAGGCAGAACTTGCTGCTTTAGTCCGTGCTCGTAAAGATGCTCGAATTGCTCTCCGTGCTGAGAAAGCTGCTGCTAAAGAGTTAAAAGCAATTGAACGTGCTGAAAAGAAATCCGCCCGTATTGCAAAACTTGAAGCAAAATTGATTGCTTTGAAAGTCGGAAAAGTCGGTTCTATTGCCATCCGTGCCAATAAGAAACCTTCTGCTTGCACTACAGTATACCAGATGGCTGCCTAATATGACTACCTTTGCTATGTTTTCTCCAGAGGGTGATGAAGCTGTCGCCAAAATTGTTGAAGTTGCTAAAACGAATAATCTAGGGTGGCAAGAGGTCATGCCTCTGCTTCGAAACCTTGCCGATTCAGATTATGATCGATTTGGTGAGGCCATGGACACCGAAGTCCGTGAGGCCGTCTACACCGCACTTAATTTGACAGAAGATTTTTATGTTTAATCGTTTTGAAACCCTTATATTCACCATAGTATATACTATGGCTGCTATTGTTATTGCTCTTGATTTATTCTATTGGAGACCCTAATGTCTAGAATGTCTGACCTGCACCTAACCCTCTCCTGCGCTATACAGGATGGTGAGTATACCTTCGCTGAGATAGCGGAGATGTATAACGTACCCTTTGAATGGGTGAATACATTGGCCATTGATCTGGCTGCTCAGGGTGATGATGATCGCCTGGATGACTATGACGATAGCATGGACGGAGACTTCGACAGCGCCATGGCCTCTGCTGGGTACGGCACGGATGAAGACTACGGCTATTATGGTGAGGACTGATTCTATGGGCTGTCAAAAAGCCGCCTAGGACAGTGCTGGGGAGTCCTCTACGGTAAGTCTACTATTGCTTAAGGTTTCTTCGCATTCATGGACGAATTCGGATTCCCATACAAAAACTCTCACAAAAAAATTTTTGGATATTTTTATGACCTCTATACTCTCTATGGCTATCATACTATTAATTGAATTCACAAGGAATATATAATGAAAATCGGAACTGCTATTAAACAACTAAACAAAGAACAGGCCTTCTTGGGCATGGGTCTTTTAGAGTTACTAGAGGACATTGGTAAAGTAGGTGCTATGGTCTATTCAGAAAAGACTATGATTGCCTATCGTGTCTTTATGGATGAAGGCTCTAAACTATTTGCAGAGGCATAATATGAATAAAAATGAAATATTTGAATATCTAGATAATCTGCGAGAGTGTGGTATTTGTAATATGTACGAGAGTGGAAAATTTGTGCGTGAAGAATTTGGTTTGAATCGTAATGAAGCTCGTGATATTGTCATTGAGTGGATGCAGACCTATGCCGAGCGTATGCATTCTGATAAGGGCTATGAAATTGGCACAAAAGAAGGACATGATGCCTTTGTGGAGAAGCGAAATGGATGACGAATTAAAAGAATGTGTCAAGGAGTTCTTTGAGAAATACTTACACAGACGGGAAGAATCTGATGGTGGTCGAATGTTCGCACCGATCTATGTCAGTTGCTGCCGATCTATGATGGTACAACCATTGGGTGAATTGTTGAATAAAATGAGAGAGCTGAGTGGCGCAGAGCCTGAACCAAAGAACGAGGATTACCTATGAACGTGTTTATTGTAAAATCATTCGGACCCGAGATGGGCTATCGAAATCTGAAAGTATTCGATAATCTAATCGAAGCTGAAAAATACCAAGCGTTCGTTCAAAAACAGATACCGGAGAATATCGAAAACGAATTTGTTGAAATTGAATCTATGACTATAGAGGGATAAGACTATGTGGCGTATTGTTTATTTGAACGATAGATATGGTATAATGAATCTGCTGACCGAAGAAAGCTGCGGTTGGTATGAATTTAAATCTGATGCGGTTGAAGCATTTGACTACTTGAAAAGAACCGGACAACTATGACTAATTTTGAATTGATAACTAAACTAGAGCAGGCACAATATTTGTTGTCTGAAATATACGCATGGGCGGGGCAACCAAGAGCGCTTGGTTCTTATCTGCCTAGGAACGAAACTTTGCGTAATTTGATGAGTGCCGCGGATAGTTGTATTTGTGAAGCTCTTGACGAATTGGATTTGAACAAAAATGAATGATATTATACTGCCTGTGGAAGCTGCAGATTCCATAACTATTGCCAACTTGAGCAATATGAGAAATTACCTACAATCTGAATTAGATCAATGGAAAGCAAATCCAAAGAATGATAACAACCCTACAGGCTATTGGCTGCATCCAGAAGATGTAGGCAAAAATGCTAAAATGATTATGCATTTGGATGAAGTGATTAAATACTTTGGTGGAGATATAGAATGAAACAAGAATACGATACTTACCTGTGTACAACATTTCCAAAGATGTTTGTAAACAGGTATAAACCCATGACCGAAACAACCATGTGCTGGGGGTTTGAATGTGGTGATGGTTGGTTTAATATCATCAACCAATTGTGTGCAAACATTCAACATCACATTGATTGGAAGAATCGAAATGAAGAGGTTGTTCCGCAAGTGACAGTTGACCAAGTGAAAGAAAAGTTTGGTAGTTTGCGTTTCTATTTTACTGGCGGGGATGAGTACATTCGTGGTATGGCCACTATGGCAGAATCAATGAGTGGTGTAACCTGTGAAGAATGTGGTAATCCTGGATCGACTGTGGGTCGTGGATGGCTAACTACATTGTGTGAGAAACATGCCGAAGAAAGAGGCATTTATAAGGATGATGAGAATGAATAAAGTATATGAAGGTGAGTTTACAAAGGTGTTGATATCACCAGGCTTTGGTGCTGGGTGGTCTACATGGAACTATGGTATTCCAGAATTGTTATTCGACCCTGTGATTGTGAGCATGGTTGAAGACGGAACAAGCTTTGAAACAATTGAGGCTTATTGCAACGCTAAATATCCAACTGGATATTTCGGTGGGTGTGCTGATTTAGAAGTGATGCTAGTAAAAACTGGTTCAGAATTTATTGTACATGAATATGATGGTTCTGAAACTTTACAATTAAAGGATGAAATGCAATGGGTACAGGCATGAGAAAAAAACAAATATCAGCTCTAGTAAGCGCTGATATTGCAGAGAGTGAAGAAATGGTCAAAAGAGAAAACTTTAAACCAATGAGTAAAGAGATGCGAGAGCTTGCTGAGAAAGCGGGCTTTATCTTTTGGGATGATGTATCATGGAAACCATATGATGCAGAAATTGATTGGTCTTGTGACTATTCAGAAGACCTCAAAAAATACACGGAATTAGTAGTTCGTAAATGTATTGAAATTTGCGAAAAGGGTACAAATACGCAAACCACTAGTCTTGGTGCCTCTCAGGACATCAAGAACCACTTCGGTTTAAAATGAATACTTTAGTACTACTGTTGCTTTCACGCAACATAGGGGCTTGACATTTTCCGTGGGTTTGTTATAATAGATCCATGATGAGAAAAAAACGAAACGATAGAAATCACGTCCTGTATCGTGTTATTTGCATGGATACTGGCGATTCTTATATTGGTCTAACCGTTGCACAAGGTCAGGCTTTTCTCCGTTCTGTAAAAGTTCGGTGGCAAAAGCATGTATCACGGGCAATGCGTGAAGATAAATGTTGGACTATGTGTGAATTCCTTCGGTCAAATACCGATGCCGAATATCGCTATGAAGTTCTCGAAATCGTCCGTGGTCGTAAACCTGCTCACCAACGTGAACGGGAATTAATCTCGGAATTGTCGCCTACTCTTAATACATTTTAAAGGATAAAAAATGGCTTATATGAATCAAGAAAAGAAAGCAAAAATTGCTTTCGCTATGAAACCTGTATTGAAAAAATACAAGTTGAAAGCTACCTTGAGTGTTCACAACCATTCAAGTATTGCTGTGAATATTAAATCTGGACCGATTGACTTCGGTGGTGATAATATTCAAGTGAATCCATATTGGTTGGAAGACCATTATCAAGGCACTGCTCTGAAGGCATTAAAAGAAATCAAAGAAGCATTGCTTACTGCTGATTATTTTGATGAGTCGGATGCACAAACTGATTATTTTCATACCGCATATTATTATCATATTAATGTCGGCAAATGGAACAAACCTTATCAATTGGAAGCATAATGAAAGCATTTGAAATGATGATCGACCTTTTAATCAAAGGTTCAGTACAATTAAGTCCTCGGAGAATAAATGGCCACGTTGGTCAAAATGTTTTCCCAAAAGGTCATGATTACTCTAAAAAAAGGTAAGTTATGAACGAATGGGATTATGATAATCTAATGTTTCTAATTAACACCAACGATTCGGTATTTCAAGATTGGATAGAACAAGCGGATAATGACGATGTTACCTATGCGCTTGAATTATTTAAAAAACACCGTGATATGATAGCCATGAGAGAAATTTATCTCAGGGATGATATCACAGATTTTTCTGATGCTAAAGAGGCTTTAACTAAATTTAGGAAATAAATTGGAACTAATACTAGATATGCGGAAGAGTGACCGCAAGCTATTAATTGATGCTTGTATTACTTTTTATGCTCAAGAGTTGAAAATTGATAAAAGTAAATTTTGTTTAATCGTTAAATCTACAAAAGGTTTAGTGAAAGATATAAATGCTGCTGGCATGGCTTATCGTATTCCTGATTATCTCAGGATAGATAGTCTAGCACCAAAATTGTACTTTATGCAGCTTGATTCTAGTATTGCAATGGAACAACTTATTCAAACAATTGCACATGAAATGGTGCATATAAAACAATTTGTAAAAGGACAAATCTCTTATAAAGGGCGCAGTATGTATTGGCTTGGCAACAAAGTAGTTAAAAGTAAAATTAACTATTATGACCATCCGTGGGAAATTGATGCGTGGTCTAAAGAGAAAGTATTATCTGCAAAGATATTTAAAATTCTAACGAAACTACAAGACAAACATTATGCAAAACTTAAACTATAAAGCTAATCGAAATATTTTATTTAAAGACCTATTAAGTCCTAAATACCGTATGCGTAAGGTTGCTAAAAAAACATCTTATAATCGTAAGATAGAAAAACAAAAAGTAATAACGGAACTAAATGGATACAAAAAATTTTGATGGTTTCTTTTTTACACCAGGAATTGAAGATAATGAATTAAAATTATCTTTCTTTGAATTTAACGATTCAGAATTTTCTGGTGGTATACCTGTAGATACTACAAGTATTGGTGACACCTATCATATTGCGTTTTTTAAACCTGATGATGAAGGTATACCAATTTTTGATGAATCATTTGAAGCTGTGTTTTCCGATCCTGAAACTTATGTAAGTGGATTGGTAGGTACAGATTTCTTTGGATGTATTCTCAGAAAAACAACAAAGTCTAGCGAATGGTTTAATAATTACCTTGCTAAGACTAAAGAAAGTGTTATAATGTTCAAACAGTCTCTAAAAATGACTTAACTTAAAGGGTGTATTATGTTTGATAGTGTTTTAAAGGTAGTTCTTGTTTTGCTTGTAGTGGGTATTTTGTTGTTTATTGTGCCATTTTTGTTTATATGGTCATTAAACACGTTATTTCCAATTTTAGCAATTCCATATACGTTGGAAACGTGGTCCGCAAGTGTGCTTATTAGTTCTTTTTTTGGAACTAGCCACCTTAGTATGAAAAAATCTTCGAAATGAGAAAAAAATGAGTGAAAAATTTGAATTTAAAACGAAAAAAGAAAAAAATTGGCTTTTGGGTGTGCTTCGGAGTGAAGTTGTAGACATTACATTCACAAAAAAAGATGGATCCGAAAGAATTATGAAATGTACTTTGTTGGAATCAAAAATTCCAAGTGATAAAATGCCAAAAGGCACAGAAAAAGCAAAAAATGATGAAGTTTTGCCGGTTTTTGATATTGAAAATGATGGATGGCGTAGTTTCCGTTGGGATTCCATTCGTGCAATACAATTTTCTATAGGTGGTGAATAATGGATGTTGAATCAGCTGCAACTTTTCTAGTAGGATCGATTTTGATTTGTTCAGGATTGATAGTTTCTTGTTTAGCAATCATATTTCTCAATAATATCTTTGCAAAATTTTGGAAACCAGTTAAATTTACAATATTAGACCCTTTTAAGATACCTCAAAATGCAAGATTTATTGATGAGTCAGAATTGCAACCAAAAACAGATGTTAAAACGACAGCAAATAACAAAGGTGAATTAAAGTGAAATGCTACATTTGATAAAAACATTAACTGATAAGTTTTTTGAACTTTTATCTGAAGATCCTGTTCGACCAAATATTCCACATGTGGATCGTGTTGGTGAAAACAAGGATATTTTTGTCTATCGGGATGAAACAGATTCCGTGAAGGCTATTACCTGCGTGAGTTATCAAAGTTCTATTCCAACAAAAGAGTCGGAACTATTTGAACAAACAAACGAAGCAGATACCGCAGTATTTTATACAATTTGGTCTTATGCACCTGGTGCTGGAAGAAAATTGATATTTGATGCTGTTTCACACATTAAAGAAAACAATGAACACATAAAAAGGTTCGTTACATTGAGTCCAAAAACAGAATTAGCAAAAAGGTTTCATTTGAAGAATGGTGCAATTGTTTACCGTGAAAACGATGAAACAGTTAACTATGAATACCAAAATGTTGCGGAAAAACAACAAAAACAGCTTGACTTTCCCTAAATAAACCTGTATAATACAAACATGATGAAAAATCTTAAACAACATTTATCGCCGATATCTTGCCCAATGTCCATTGAGACATGGCAGGACGCTTATCGCACATCAAGTGATAATGCCGGCTTTATTGGATCCATAGGGGTTTTTGTTTAGAATTATTCTAACAAGTTTTTAAACACAAACCCCTAGACCTAAAAAATCTAGGGGTTTTGTTTTTGGCCATCGTGCCTATTAGTTCTTTAAAAATTTAATGCGTTTTGATCCCGAATGGTGTAGTGGTAGCACAGCAGACTTTGACTCTGTTAGTATAAGTTCGATTCTTATTTCGGGTGCCATATAAAAACATATTGTGAAGTGTGTTTCTATATGGAAGTGTGGTCGAGTCCGGTTTATGGCACTAGTCTTGAAAACTAGCGAACAGAAATGTTCCGTGAGTTCGAATCTCACCGCTTCCGCCAAACAAGGAGAGTGGGCAGGATGGTAATGCAGCGGATTGCTAATCCGTAGACTTATGAAAGTAGGTCACAGGGTTCGACTCCCTGACTCTCCACCAATGTAGGTGTGTCGCCGAATGGTTAGGCTACGGATTGCAAATCCGTTTTATGCAGGTTCGAGTCCTGTCACCTACTCCAGTTGTAAAAATACAACACTATGAAAATAGTTGTTGACAAAAAATGTGGTTGTGATATAATCTACCCATAGATTGAGAAATCGATCAAAAGTTCTTTAAAAATTTAATGCGTTAATATGCACCATTCGTCTAACGGTTAGGACGCTGCCCTTTCAAGGCGGAAACGAGGAGTTCGATTCTCCCATGGTGTACCATACTAAAACATATTGGGTTAAAAACTCCAGTAGGTTTTTTATTTGGTCTAATGTACCTGCCGAGGTACGCTGAATAAAAAACATGATGCCTTCCGATGGTGCTGGATAAAGTTTAATTGTAATGTGGAAGTTGTCTTATCGGTAGACGAAACCGTGAGAAGCCAGATGAAGTTCTGGAACGACAATGACACCCCAATGTGTTTTAGTATGGTATCATTTGTTTTGCTGATTGTAAGCCATGGGGGAAACGTCAACCCTGAGTAACTGCGTACATAAACGGTAGTGTGGCCACCAATTCCGTTGAGCGTAGCAAATAGTGCAGTCAGCAAAACAAATAATATTTTTGGGGGTATAACTTAGTGGTAAAGTAGTAGGCTTTTAACCTATTAACCGGAGTTCAATTCTCCGTGCCCCTACCAAAAAATTAGGCTCGTTAGTATAATGGTCATTACAGCGGATTGTCTATCCGCTTATGGGAGTTCGATTCTCCCACGGGTCGCCAAATTATCGCAGAGTATGGAAGTGGTCTATCCGCTTGGTCTCATAAGCCAAGAATCGGGGGTTCGAATCCCTCCTCTGCAACCAAATTATTCCCCAATAGCTCAGTCGGTAGAGTAGCAGACTGTTAATCTGTTGGTCCGTGGTTCGAGCCCACGTTGGGGAGCCAAACAACGGAGAATGAGAAGCATTGGCGACTTC